CGACCTATTATCAATGTCATCCTCTGAGCTTAAGAAGATCGTAAAAGATAAAAATGCCCCTGCTTTTAAACTTGTAATTGCGGCTGCTATAAACGAAAGTATCAAAAAAGGTAATTGGACTCAAGTTAATTACATGGCTGATAGACTATTCGGGAAGGCATTAGAAAAACATGAAATAGATACTCCGCAAGGATTAGTCATTGAGTTCAGAAACCAAACAAAGTAAGGTCGTATTTAATCTTATAGAGCCTCATCAAACGGAGTTCATCAATTCTAATAAGAGATATATACTTAATTCAGGTGGCGTGGGAAGTGGCAAAACATATAGTATATGTTTGAGAGCTTTGAAACTAATACAAGAACACCCTGGTATATTCGGATTGATAGGGGCGCAGACTTACCCATTATTAAGGGATACGACCCTCCGGGAATTCATAAATATCTGTCCCACTGGGATAATTAAATCTTACAACAAAACAGAGCAACATTTTATTTTTCATACACACAAGCCGGGGGTATACAGCGAGATTATATTCAGAGCCTTCGACGACCCCAATAAACTTAAGTCCTTGAACCTTGGATTCGCTGGAATTGAGGAAATGACCGATACCACGGAAGATATTTTCAAAATGCTTAGAACCAGAATGAGGCAATTGGATATGCCGGGTTGTATTTTCGGGGCCACTAACCCCGGAAATTTTGGTAACTGGGTATACAAGAATTTTATAGAGTCCCCTATCGAGAATTCAGAAATTATTTATTCCGTGAGTGCAGACAATGTATTCCTCCCTAAAGAGTACCTTTTCGACCTTAAAGAGATTAAAAAAAGCAATCCTCAGTATTATGAAAGAATGGTCATGGGGAAGTGGGGGGCACTAGAAGGGCTTATTTATAATCACCCAATGGACAACAGAGTCGATAAATTGCCGAGTAAAAATAAAATAGATAGATGGATAGCGGGGTTAGACTTTGGGTTTAACCATCCTACAGCTTTAATAATTGCCGGGGTAAGAGAGGATATTTATTATATATATGACGAGATGTATGAACGCAACCTCACTAGTATGGAGATTGTGGAGATCGTAAAGAGCAAGATGATTGAATACGATATTGATATTATATATTGCGATTCTGCGAGGCCAGAAATAATAGAGGATTTGCGAAGAGAGGGTATTCCGGCAGAGCCAGCCATTAAAGATGTATTTGACGGGATCATGTACGTGGGTGGCCTTATCAATAATAATAAAGTAATTATAAATAATGATTGTAAATATTTGCTAAGAGAATTAGACTCGTATATATGGGATGCCAAAAACACATTAAAAGAAGTACCAATAAAAGCAAACGACGACGCCGCGGACGCATTGCGTTATATGCTATATTCGGACAGACGGAATACAAGCGATTTAATAATTGATACATTTGGGGAGAGAGAACCCATAGATGGATACTAATAAATTTCATAATTGTGATTGCTTGGAATACATGAAGACTGTTCCGGACAAATTTTTTGAATTGGCCATTGTGGATCCTCCGTATGGAGTTGGAGACTTTAGGGTTGGATGTGGGGTAGCCAAAAAAGGTACCGAGATATACAAAGAAATAAAATGGAATAGCTCCATCCCAAAAGAAGAGTATTTCAACGAGTTGTATCGTATTTCTAAGGATACAATAGTTTTTGGATTTCAGTATTATATGAAGTATGTGAGGGGAACTGGAATTATAATACATAATAAAAAAGTTCCTTACAAAATAAATTTGTCGATGGCGGATTGTGCTATAACAACTTTACAAAAAAGAGTAACCGTATTTGATTATAGATGGCATGGTTTTTTGCAAGAAGATATGAAAAATAAAGAGTGCAGAATTCATCCATGTCAAAAACCTGTAGCTTTATACAGGTGGCTGCTACAAAATTATGCTAAACCCGGGTACAAGATATTCGATTCGCATGTGGGTTCCGGTTCAAGCTTAGTAGCTTGTGTTGGAGAGGGGTTCGAATATGTGGGGTGCGAACTAGATGAGGACTATTATAGAGCTGCAAGTGAGCGGATAGAAAAAGTAAAAAGTCAGGGGAAATTATTTAATACTTGACATATTTTACATATTATGTATATTGGTTTTAGTTATTGAAAACATTCTTTTAACAATTAAAAAGGCAATATCTATCATGGAAATGTTAATTGCAAATAGGCAACTTTTCAATATCTCGCACGACCGAGCATAAGGAAGCTCTGGAAGCCGACATTTTTAAATCCGCTACTATGTACGATTCTGCAATGTACGCAGGATATGACGTACCAATTTATAACCCCAACAAATTAGTAGACCGTAAAGGCTACGAAATTTACGATGAGATGCGAGAAGACGATCAGATAAGCGCAGTTCTCAACCTTATTAAATTTATTATACTCGGTGCAGACTGGGACATAGAGTGTGAAGACAAGAAGATTTCCGAATTCATCACGGACAATTTTAATAACCTTGACGAAATATTCATAAAGAAATTATACAATATACTATCAGGCATGGACTACGGGTTCAGCCTTACCGAAAAAGTTTTTAAGAAAGAAGACAACAAGATCTTGCTCCATAAACTATCTACAAGAATGCCTCATAATTTTTATTTTATCCAAAATGGGTTGGGGGATATCGTTCAGGTTATTCAAAACGTGATAGGAAACGAGATCAAAATATCCCCCCAGAAATTCTTACACTTTGTATATCAAGGTGAATTTGACAACCCGTATGGCCGATCCTCAATGAACAAGGGGGTCTATAGGGCGTACTGGGCCAAGGACGCTATAGTCAGATTTTGGAATATATATCTAGAGCGACACGGAATGCCATTCGGAATCGGGCATTACCCAAAAGGAACGGCTAAAGAGTCTGTTGAAAAGTTGCAGAAGATAGGTAAAAACATACAGGCTAAAACTTTTGCAGTGCTACCCGAAGGAATGACAATAGATTTTAAGGAATCCGCCAAAGGTACTGACAACTACGAAAGAGCAATTGATAAACACAACACATCTATCGCGCGCGCTATGCTCGTACCCGACTTGATGGGTTTTTCGGGATCCGGGATAGAGGGCGGGTCTTTTGCGTTGGGTGAGAAACAGTTTGAAATATTTTACACGATAATCGAATTTATCAGGAAGCAACTCGAGAGGGTAGTTACCCAAGGGTTAATAAATCCTTTGGTGATGTATAACTTTGGGAATAACGTTAAGGCTACATTTAAATTTCAGCAAGTTGACGAACAGCGCAAGACCGAAATGACCAAGTTATGGCTAGACGCGGCCAAGTCCGGCAAGATACCTGTTACCGACACTCATGTTAATTGGTTTTTGAGAACCGTGAAAGCTCCAGAGATCGAACAATCTGAGCTAGCTGAAATTAACGCTAAGAAAAAAGAGGTTGCGGCAGCTATCCAGGGTGGCAAGGAAGAAGAGGATAAGTCGGAGGAACAGAAAGAAGATCCTAAAAAAGAAAAGCCTTTTACCAAAAAATACGCAACTACATATGAAAAGAAAGTCGATTTTGCAAAGATAGAAAACGACCTTGACACTATAGAATCCGAATACAAGTCTCAACTTGCGGACATGTACAAACTCAGCATAAATGCATTAGTCGATGAGATTAAACGCAATAGAATAATCGAGCGCAAAAGATTTGACCTCCTGAATAAGCTTGAACTTAAACACCAACCTAAAATCAAAAAGCTATACAAAAATATGATGACCGACGCCATGAACAGAGGTGTTGGATCAGTCGCTAAGAATTATATTGTGGATGACACCGTGGTATTAACAGATGACGACATTGCCGCATGGGTTGAGTCCGGAGCCATTAACACCACAACCACAGAAGCTGAGTTTATTCTGGGCAAGGTAAGACCTGCGATTAGCGAGGGTATCAGATCTGGAGCAAGCACTAAAGATATTATAACAATGATCGACGAAGCTCTTAAGGGATACGATATTACAATAAATGCCGGAAGACTAGAAACCATAGTAAGAACTGTAGTAAGCACCGGATACAACGAGGGAAGAGCGCAACAGTTTGACTCGATCAAAGGCGAGATAGTAGCTTATCAATACAGCGCGATCCTAGACGACCGGACTTCTCCTCTTTGCGAGAGACTAAACGGTAAGATAATTAAGCCTAATGAGTTAAGCCTATACAATGCGCCTAATCATTATAATTGCAGGTCGCTGTTGGTTCCGATATTCAAGGATGAAATATTTGACGGAACTTTTGACGTTCCGCCGGTGGTTAGAACTCAAGGAAATTTTGTGGAGTTAGCATGAAAATATTATCGGCTTTAGCTTATATTTTAGTCTTGCCTTTTGTTATTATTTTAGCCGGTGTGTGCATCGCAGAAGTTTTTATAATACTAATACCCGGGGGTTGTTCATTGGCATTAGGTGGGAATAACCGTAGGTACGTTATGAATATTTTAATTGGGATAGACCAACTCGGTAATACTTTAATGTTCGGGGATCCGGACGAGACCATATCAAGTAGAGCTGGCAGGAGATGGCCAAATTCTGCATGGTCTAAATTTATAAATACATTATTTTTCTGGCAGAAACAACATGTATCCAACGCGATTGAGGAAGACGAAGCCGCGGAAGATGATTTAATTTAGGGGGATCAGATGGCAACAACAAGCGAAGTAAAGGCAGGACTAGACGACATCGCGACAAGCATAAGAAATTGCAGACAGGCGTATATCTCTAGCAAGTCAAGGGTGCAAACAGCTTATAATGAGCTTAGCGCTATACCTACAACTTTTTCGGATGTGCTAACGACTATTGATGCTTATACAGGTGCGGACGATTTTGAGACATTGACTAAAGCTGAGAAAGCAAAACTTATGACCGAATTTATCGCATTAAAGAATGAGATCAATGCACTGATAGCGGAGTTCTAAATGGCATTACCTTCTGGCAGCTATGCGCTTGCAACAGTTAGCAATCCTAGTTCAGCATTAACAGATTTCACGCTTATTGTTGGACTTGCCAATATGCCTGCGTCATGGTGGGCTTACGTAGATACTTCAGATGGTACCAAGGGTAGAGCTTCTAAAATCGATGGGACTGAACTCGCTTGCGACTGGATTGACTTTAACAGCACTTTGCAAACCGGATTGCTGAGAGTAATCTGGACTGGCACTCTTGCAAGCACAGGAACACAACAAGTAAGAGTGTACCCCCCGATGGAGGCTAATGCAAGTGTCGGAGCTAGTGATACATACGGTAGATATAACGCGTATGATTCTTACTATAAAGGGTATTGGCCAAACGGAGGTGGGACAGATAGAACCGCAAGTTTACTGGATTTAACCTCAGGAGGCGGAATATCTATTGGTGATTCAGCCGGTAAAATTGGGAAAGCAACAAATTATGATGGCACAGATGATTATGCAATAGAATCAACCGGATTTGTAACACCTAATATGAATTTAACCTTGCTGTATTGGTTAAATAATGATACTAGTTATTCGTCAGACTATTCCGTTAATATGTATGGTAATTCCAACAATTATATATTAATGCGACCAGGATATGACCACATATTAAAAGTGAATGGCACAACCGGGACAGTTACCGCTGTGTTAAATCATAGTGCAGGGTGGTATCTAATTGCCGGGACTTATGATGGTACTACGTGGGATGTTAGGGAGAATGCATCATCGGTTGGTACGGCAGCCATTAATCAAACAGCATCCACAACTTTAAAAACATGTCTCGGGAGATCTTATGGTAGTGCTTACGCATATTATGATGGTTTGTTGCAAGAAGTGCAAATTCATTCTGTCGCCAGATCATCTGATTGGATAGCTGAAGAATATGCGCAGACTAATGATAATGCTACATTTTGGGGGGAGTGGGTACTGGAAGTAGCAACAGGTATAGAGATGGGTATGATAATGTATCATTTTAATCGGATGAGAAAATAAATGCAAGAGCTTAGACAAAGCACAGCTATAATAATCAAGGTAGGGACTATAGTTAACTCAACCGGCGTTACTCCTGTAACCAATCTAAGTATAGACGCAGCCGATGAAGCTGAAATATTAAAAAACGGTACATCTGCCACTTTAGCGATCAGCGGGACACTTACGGCAATCACTGGATGCGACGGATATTACAATCTAACCTTAGCCTCTGGGGATACAAGTTCACTCGGGCCCATGAAGATAGCTATACAGGATGACTCTGTATGCTTACCTTATTTTCAGGATTTTATGGTGGTCACACAAAATTATTACGATACAAAATATAATTCAACCGGATCTTTTAAAGCTTCGCTAACGAGTGCGACATATACCAGTGCGGACAGTCTAAAGGCGGATGTTTCTGGAGTTTTAAGTGCGAACATAATATCTATATCGGGGGATACTTCTGCGGCTGATAATCTAGAGTTGCAATATGACGGTACTGGTCTAACCGGGGATACTTACCCAGCCAAGCAAAGTCAAATTGCAAATATAGCTGTGGCGGGTGCGGCGATAAATTCGATTGCGGAATCTTATGTATTAACCACAGGGACACAAGCTGCGGGTACTTATGTATCAACGCAAGCACTAGACGGGGTAGTCCATCAATTACAAGATGCGGCCGGAACGCTTGATGCTTATTACCAATTCGATGTTGGAAGCGACGGCGTCCCAATAACAGCTAAAATAACAGGAGCATTGACAGGTCTTAATGATAGTCTTAATATATATGCGTATAACTGGGTCGGGACTTCATGGGATCAGGTCGGAGGATTAGTCGGGAAGTCATCATCTATAAATGCTGTATATACTTACGACCTTTATACTTCACACGTAGGCACTGGAGCTAACGCCGGGAAGGTAAGATTAAGATTTTATAACACCGGACTCTCTTCTGCCAATTTGTATATAGATCAAGTTTTAATTTCGTATTCTGTTGTTTATAGGTCTATTGGTTATGCATTTGGGGCAATATGGCTAAACACAATCAACGGGACAGCCGGGACTACTGTTTTTATCAACGGGACAGCGGATAATCCAGTGGATACATTAGCCGACGCGTTGACATTATCAACTTCTCTTGGCATAGATAAATTTTATGTAATGCCTCTATCTTCTGTCACATTCGTCTCTTCGCAGGACAGCAAAGTATTCGACGGGGACAGGTGGTTGTTAGCTCTGAACTCGCAGTCAATTTCTGGGAGTGTAATTAAACGAGCTATCATGTCTGGCACAGCAACAGGCGCGACTATACCATTTTTCGAAGAATGTTTGTTTGACTCTACTACTACTTTACCACCTTTCTCTTCGTTAAATTGTGGTTTGCGCGGAACTATCGTTGCTCAAAGTGCTGGCATATTTAATTTTATAAATTGCCATTCTGTAGTTGCGGGTACGGATACTCCAATATTTGATTGTGGGTCTGGGCTTAATGCGTCAGATCTCAATTTCAGAAATTATTCCGGAGGTATAGAAATAAGAAATTTTGGGGTAGGCACCGGAGACTATAAAATGTCCATTGAGGGTAACGGGCAAATAGTAATAGCCTCATCTTGTGTTGGAGGTGAAATAGCTATACGAGGTAATTTTACAATTACTGACAACGCTTCTGGGGCAGTCACTCTAGTGGATGATGCCCGTTTTGATATGGGTCAATTTAACGATATAGCCGTTTCTGATATAATATCTGGGGTAGCTGATGGGTCTTATGACCTACAGGAAATGCAACGACTAATGTTTGCAGCCTTATGTGGAAAGGTAAGCGGTGGTTCTACAACTTCGATATCTATCAGAGACTCCGCGGACAGCAAGAACAGAATAGTAGCAACAGTTGATGCTAACGGCAACAGAACGGCTATGACTCTGGACGGTAGTTAATGCGTAATGGATATTGGAATACTAATTATTGGGGCAGTACTTATTGGCCTGGTTTATTTTGGCCTGTTTATGGCGAAGTAGCCGTATCCTTTAAAGAGAATATTTATTTTGGCAGCCTGCTTACTACGGGATTAAATTTGAAAACAGATATTACAATAGAGGACGACATGGGCACCAATTTGACAGCATCACTTAATTTTGGCACAGAACTATGAGTAAAATATATAAAAACCAAACAGCTTTACGGTTAAACTTTTCTTGTAGTGCTGATATCACTGGTTATTCTAGTGCTTTGGTTAATGTTCAGTACCCGGGGGCGTCTACTGCGACATGGACGGCTACCGTAAGTGACGCATCCACGGGTGCTATATATTATGATGTTGCGACCACTACCTCTCTCAAGTCTGCTGGGGTTTATAGGTTTCAACCTGAGATTAACTTCTCTGGAGGAACGAGCGCAAAAGCAGAAACAGCGGAGAGAATAATCTATGACGATTTTGGGTGAAAATATGATAGAAGAAGAACTTAAAAAGAATGCTGAATTTTTGAAGGGTGATACTTACGATGTAAACGACGTTGAGATCTTTTCGGCAGGCAAGTGGAACGGGGACGAATACACCCGGAAAGATTTAGATGACATGGTAGCATCTCATTACGAGTTGAGGCAAGAAGTTAAGCCTTATCTCAAACTAGGCCACGATAAGAAACAAGAATTGCTACAAAGTGACGGGATGCCTTCTGCCGGTTGGGTAACAAACTTAAAAAGAAGCGGCGATAAGTTACTGGCAGACTTTAAGTCAGTCCCCAAAAAAATTAAAGAGCTTATCGAGAAAAGAGCTTACGGAAGGTTTAGCTCTGAGATATACTGGAATCTTAAAACACCAGACGGTAAAAATTTCAGGCGAGTCTTAAAAGCTGTAGCGTTGCTTGGGGGCGACACTCCGGCGGTTTCAAACCTGAATGATTTTATAAATTTATACACTGAAAATAACGATTTTGAAACTATTAAAAATTATCATATTATTAAAGAGGACACTAAAATGAGTGAAGAACTTATTAAGTCGCTTGAGGACAAATTAGTTAAGGCTGAAAAATCATATTCGGAATCTCTATTGAACAAGGACGCCGAGGTTGTAGAATATAAGCAGTCTGTATATGATTTGGAAACTCAGGTAAAAGTTTTGACCGAATCTATTGAAAAAAAAGAAAAAGAAAATAAATTGATCGAAGTAAAAGCGTACATTCAGAGGAAGCTTGATGAGAATAAAATCTTGCCGTCTCAGGTTGAAAAATATACCGAGCTTGCGGTTAGTAATTTCGAGCAGGTACAATCTATAGTTGATAACATGCCTGAACTTGTAGATTTATCCGAGGGATCGCAGGCAGCTCTGAAGGTTAAGAAATATTCAGAAATGGACGCTGAAGAAAAAGATAATTATGAAGATCAGAAAGCACAGGAATACATGAAAAAAAATGATACTTCTTATAGAGAAGCAATCAAAATAGTTAAGGAAGAATTAGAGGTATAATATGGCTATTAAAGGATTAGGTAACGAATACGATATAACTCTAAAAGCCGGGGCAAGTTGCAAGACTAGCACATCACAATATTTATGCGTGGGTGCATGGCCGACTACAACTTCGGGCGATTTTTATGGTTATATCACAAATGATTCTACGGCAGCCGGGACAACTAACTCATACGCTTTCATCGGCGTTAATCAGAGTAATATGATGTCCTCAGGTTCGGAATCAATGAGTGTTAGAATGTTTGGAGTCAGCAAAGTTAAATGCTCTGCTTCGGTTCCTGCATATTCTTTTGTTGTTCCGTACGCCGGAGCATCAACGACTACTCGGAGAGGCCAGATTGCTGCGATAGCTTCTGGAGTATCAATAACAGTAGCAACAGCAAGTACAAGCTCACACACGTGTGTGATTGGTCGGGCGTTGGAAGATGGATCGACTGGAACAGTAATATCGGTGTTTATTAATCCGCAACTTTACGACCGTAATCTAATAGAGAGTTAAGGGGATATAACGATGCCACAAGGATCAGTAGCAACAAGTAAGCAATTAAGTAATATATTATTAAAATATGAAAATTCGGAATATATCTTCCCAAAGATTATGAAAGATGTTCCTGTGACAAAGGACGCCGGATATTATTGGGTATTCAACAAAAATTTTAGACTTGAAGAAAGCGAAAGAGCTAACGGGGCGCCTGCTAACATGGCGACTTGGGACGCTTCAACCGCAAGTTACAATGTTAGAGAACATGCCTTGAAGGATGTGATTACCGAGACTGATATTGATAATGCTGATAGCGTGTTTGACCTTAGGGCTGATACGGTAGAGTTTCTAGCGGACAAGATTATGATGAGGCAGGAGAAGATGGTTTCTGACCTTCTTTTTACGACTACTTCATTTTCTAACAATGCAACTTTGAATACAGCGTCAAGTTGGAATTACAACACAACAACGTCGGCACCTATTCAAAATGTGCTATCAGCGACGGCGGTTATCTTAGCTCAATCAGGCAAGAGGCCGAACGTGATGGCTACCAACTTTGCTGTTTTTGCCGCACTTAAGGAAAATCAGAATGTGTACAACAGACTCGCTTACACCAAAGATAAGTTAATCACCGAACAAATACTAGCGAGCGTTTTTGATGTTTCTAATTTTTACGTCGGAGCGGCTGTTTACGAAACGAACAAAGAAGGCGAGTCCGCAACGTATAGCTCTATAATTCCTTCAGACGTTTTAGTGGGATATTTTGAAGGAACTCCTGGAATGAAGAAAGTGACTACCGCTAACATGTTTAGGGTTAAGAAGAAAGGAAGTCCGTACAGAGTTAAGAATTGGAGAGATGAGAACATAGAAGGTGAATACATAGAATGCCAAACAAAGGCAGTGCCGAAAGTCGTTGCATCTTTATGTGCTTATCTTTTCAAGACAGCGGCGTTAATTTAAACCAATGGGGGGCGAAGCCCCCCTAACAAAAGAGGAGAAAAATGAGCAAAGAAGAGCTAATGAAAAAAGAAGATGAAAGGGTAACAAAAAATAACGAGAATATTTATAAAAAACCCAAGAAAAAAGACAAGGACGTTTTGAAGTACAGGGAAAGCGGCCACGATAAAGAAAAAGTCATTGAGCGTAACACTTACCATAACGGTGTTGTGAAAAGCAAACTTGTCGGGCTGTTCAAGGACGGCCGGGTTGTATACGGGACTAAGTAATGTCATATTGTAGCATATCAGCTATATATATAGCACTCCCTAAATTGCCATCGACGGTGACAGCTAGAGGTTATAGTGTGTGCGCCAGTACTATAAATTTGCATATACGCAGAGTAGACGGGCTGGTAAATGGCAAGTGCGCAAGAAGATACGGTGTACCGTTTGAACCAGTTCCGCCTTACATAAGAACGTTATCGGAAGATATTGTATCTTATTATACTTACAGATCGTTTTTTACCCAGGATGCTCAAAATATTTCCGAGTATCTAGGAGAACTAAAAGACGATGCAATGGCGGCTCTTGATGGTATTATGAATGGAGAGATCGATCTAGTTGACACTAGCGGATCAGCCTTACCGGAACAGACGGAAAATGTAGAAGATCGAATAAGCTCAACCACTGAAGATTATCATACATTTTTTGATATAGACGATTCTATAAATTACGATTTTGATGAAGACTTGAAAACGAGTATAAGAGATGATCGAAGTTGAAATTAAAAATCTAAACGTTGTTAAGGAACGTTTTAAGGATATGGAAAAAAAAGCTAATGACCCTAAATATGCAATGGATGTTATTGGCGCCAAGGCTTTTAAGGATGTTGTGAATAGTTTTAACGTCGAGCAAAATGAAGACGGTAAAAAGTGGGCGAAGTTCAAAGACCCAAAGACCGGGAAGAGAGTAAACCAGAGACCTACCAAGAGAGGGGGGTCTAAACTTTTGCAGGATACCGGAATATTAAGGGGCTCGATAAGATGGGCGGCCAGTAGGTTAGAGGCCAAAGTTTTTACAAAAGTTAAGTATGCAAAGTATCACGATAGCGGCGAAGGCAAGATGAAGCGCCAGTTCATGTGGGTAAATGATAAGCTTAGATTACAATTCGCATCCGATTTATTAAAATTCATAAAAGGTTAATATGCCGAGTATATTAGACATCAAAAATAGTGTAAAGAATCTGATAAATAAGAATAACACTAACACCAGTACTTACGACATTAGCGATGGACTAGAGGAGCGAGTTAGATATATAACCTCTGCCAACTCCGCTAAGCAGCCTGTCTTGAACATAGACTATCCGGCTGTATTTGTAGAGCTTAAGAATTATAGTAGTGAACACACTGAGTTAGGCATGAGTTCTCGACGAAACATAGAGGCACGAATTGACATAGTTCCGGTAGTACATTTTGGCATGGGGCTAGAGGATGCCTCAGAAGAATCAGACGACGAGTGTGCCTTGTTGGTTGAGAACATAAAAGAATTATTTAATAACAACATAAAAGTTTCGAATACGGTTGATAGATGCCTTGTATCCGGAATTGAATACGATATAGATGAGGGAACGTACAACTCTCAAGCAAGAATAAATTTACTGATAAATAAAAGAGGATAAAAATGTTAAGCAACGATGAAGTCTTGAAGCAGTCCGAAGGAGCCATGAAACAATGGGAAGAAACGTGGAGGAGCCACTCTGTAAAGAACGGGGAAATATTAAAAGACCGCGGATACTCCAATCAACTAATCTTTGGACATGGCGTAGGCCGGAAAGCTATATGTGTAGCATTCTCCCCGGAGCTTGAATATAAAATTGATGAATTAAAACAATCCAATGATAGCGTTGACATCCTGTGTATAGATAAAGCAATGGGATATTTACTCGACCATGGTGTAAAGCCAAAGTTTGTGTATCTCGCGGATGCTGGGGTTGATTATGAAAAATGGTGCAAACCTTACATCGATCAGACAGAAGACATATGCTTGATGATGAACGTTACAGCCAATCCGGTATGGGCAGAGAACTGGAAGGGGAAGATATTTTATTTTGTAAATCAGGACAACATAAAAACAGAAGAAATATTTGCTCCTTTAAGCGGATGTAAAGAGTTAGTCAAGGCATCCTCAAATGTTGGTAACAGCGTATTGGTTCATGCCGCAACATATCTATTATATGATGAGTACTATTTAATCGGGTACGGGTTCTCGTGGGGCCCGGATGATAATTATTACTGTAGCATCGACTCGGACAAAAGATGGTACATGAGCCACCACAAGTTAATTGATACGCAGGGGAAGATGGCAAGTACAAGTCAGAATTTACTTTTTTCAGCGAGATGGTTAGCCGATTTCATAAAGGCTGTTTTGGCTCCGCAGGGTAAGAAGATTTTCACCTTATCGAAAAGCGGAATTCTGAACGTACCATATTATAGCATAAAAAAACTATTAAGCGATTCAACACAACGCAAGGTGTCACAAAAAGAAATAGATCACATTATCAAAAATAGATTACAGAATATTAAGATCACTGCGGAGGACGGAGTGGACAAGCTAAAGGATGTACTACAGAATCATAATGTTGCAAATATATTAGTAAGGCATTTGCCGGAAGAGGTGATATGAAAATAAAATATGTAGATGTACGGCCTTTAACAATACCCTATCTCAAGTATCACAGGGGAGGCGTTAACCTGCCAAGCGGGGATAACGAGTTGAAGGTTTCGGAATCAGAATTTAGAAATTTAATGAAAATGAGGAACGGGCAAAATAAATGTTTTGAGGAAATCAAGAAAAAAGTTGAGGTAAAAGAAAATGGCAGTAGGGAATAATACACCATATCTAGGTTATGAATCATATTTGGGAGTAGCAGAAGAAACAACCTTCGGCACCTTAGTAACCGCTACGGCATTTATCGAGTTCACGTCCGAAGGGTTTATGAAGGAACGGGAAGAATTGCTTCGAGAAGAAATAAATACGACCCGGGACTACACGAGGCGAATGACTGGGAACGAAACTGTTTCCGGATCTCTAGAGGCTCCTCTTAACATAGCTTCGGACGCCATGGTTTATTTAATTAAACAAGCAATGGGCGGAACAGTTGCGAGTGTCTCAATAGTCGCGGGTGCTATCGGGCATGATCCTTATGCCGGGAACATGGAAGATAATAAGAGTACCTCAGGGGCCGCGAATGTTAAATCTCTTACTATGCAACTTAGAAGAGGATCTACGAAGCAGTGGTCTTATATGGGTATGCGAGTTAACACAATGACCATCAAGGGTGAAGTGGGAAGTCCAGTTGTAGCATCGTTTGAGCTGATGGGCAGGTACGGGTCTACTACTACCGATTCTTTAACAGCGAGTTTTACAAATGTTGACCCGTTACATTTTACAGGCGTAACTTTCCAGACCGGGGATTCGATAACCAACGTGTCCACAGAATACATAAATGCGTTCGAGTTGACGGTATCTAATAACTTAGCTGAGCAAAGGAATTTAGGATCTGCTAATGTTCATTCGCTGCCTCCGGGAAGAAGAGATATAAAATTAAAACTAACACAACAGTTCGATACGACTACCTCCTACGATCGATATATCCAAAACACCCAGACGGCTATTAAATTATTGCTTGATACTGGGTCTACTATATCAGGGGCAGGGAGTTCGACATATTCGATGTATATAAATTTACCAGCTTGCTATTTCAACTCGAACACTCCGCAGGCTGACAGTATCGATGCATTAAGTCAGGAAGTAGATGTGTCTGCGATTAAAGATACATCCACAAGTTATGTAATACAGATGCACATTAATAATGGGACTACAACTTATTAAGGGGAAAAATGAAAGTACTGAATTTAGATGAATTTAAAGAAGAAGAGAAAGAGATTATCCTGAGGGGCGAGACTTACAGAATCCCGGCAGACATCCCGACCTTAATCTATTTGGAACTATTGGAAGCCAACCAAGAGTCGGACACATCTAAAAGCATGAGGGGCGGACTTGACGTAGCCTTTAAGATTTTTAAAATATTGCAACCTGATTTGGAATTCGAAAAATTTTCAATGATGATGACAGTTG